GCGGAACACGCAGACTTTGTGCATATTCTCCCTCAGAGTTTTTGCGTTGCACAACTATGTTGTTGAAGATGGTACCAAAGGCAATAATCGCTTTACGAATATGCGAGTGATAGAAAAATTTACCAGCGAACATTAGTTCCTCACCAACACTTCGCCGAATGGATTGATAGACGTAAAGTCTATAATTCCATCATATGCAAGATTGTCAAAGTCTTCATTGTTCGCCAGCGGGTCAATTTCGGTTACCGAATATCCTGCCAAGATTAGAGAATCACCAGAGTTTAGCAATAGATCATCGCCACCCTCAAGTAAGAACTGGTATGCATATTGATCTTCTGACTTATCATCGATAGCATCGATTTCTGCATTCCCAGTAGTAAATCTTTCAGAACTGTATTCAAAGACTTCACACTTCAGTTTGAATATGTTAATCTTACCGAGTTGGTAAAACGGATTAAGAAAATCAACATACTTAATTTCAAAGAACGTCTTAGTTTTTGGAAAATAAAGGATGTCACCTTCTGATGGTCTTGTTGTCAGTTGCAGATCTTCAGCGTTGTTTGCGACAGATTCTTCCCAGCGTCTCTTAGAAACTACGAAAGTTGCTGATGCTCTAAACTCAAATCCGAACTTGGTGAACAGATCGCCTTCACCTTCAAATCCTTCTACGTTCTCTAGATACATTTCCAGAGGATAGAATTGACTGAAGTATGATAGCGGATCTTCGCCGAAAATTGGGTCTTTGTTAGCAATAGTTCTTGGAAGATAGTAAACGTCGTGTCCATAAATCTTCAGACTTTCAATGACAAGATCCTCCACCAAACGTTGTTCGTTTGTGGTTCCCGATGTATTGCCAGATTGAAAATAAAAATTCGTTGGCATCTCTTATCCCGTATAGAAATCGACAGGAAGTTCTGACTTCAATTGCATTTCAGATTCGATTTGTTTAATCTCGTCGACTGCTTCGTCATAAACTTGTTGACCGTTCAGAAGAACACCACCTGGAAGTTGAATTCCTCCAAACTTCTTCATGTTCTCACCCCATTGACGCTTGATCAATGCAGTGGTATACATCTTTAGGAACATGTCATTATAGACTTTAGTGTATTCTGCTGGATCTAGAATGCGATAACACTCAACGATAATGTAATCACCGACTTGGAATGTCTCTTTCCAGTTTACGTCGATATAAAGTTTATCTGTTTTTCTATTAAATCTAATCGAACGCTGTCCAGGGAAAATCTGGTCATACATCTGTAGAGTTGTTTTAACTTGTGCATAGTAGATAAGGTCTGCTGCCAGAAGATTATACATGTCATTGAGTCTAAACTGATAGACCAAGTTGAACATGTTGTTTGGGTTTTCCATACCATCGCCAGGAGCATTGAAATTGAACAACTTGATGATGCCAATTACTGCGTCTGGAATGGGAATATACTGGTTATCTAAATCACCAGCAGTATAAAAAAGAGAAGATGCAAGCGTACGAGTAAATCCTGAAGTCTCTCCAGTTACAGGTTCGCTTACTAGGAATACTCCTGTTGTCGCACCAACTGTGGCATTCGTACCATCTAATGAAATCAAATAACAAGACGCACCCGATGTTTCGCCGACGAGTTTTTCGCCGAGAGTAAACGAGGGAGAACTTAGTCCGCTAAATTTGAGATTGTTGCCTGTAATTTGGTGCTTCAGATAAGTTCTTTCGACACCATCGAAATGGTATTCTTGAAAATACTGCAATGCATCATCAACGCGATCAGAAACCTGATCTTCGTCTACGTTAATTTCGATTACTGGGAATCCGAGTCTACGGAGAGAGTAATCAATTAGTCCTTGTCTAGATGAAATTGCCATATGTTGTCCTCTTTGGGACTATTTATAATGAACCCATGTCGTAAACTGAAGGATCTACGCCAGCGATATCACCTAAGTCGATTGTTCCTGGAATGGTAAAAAATTCTGGATTGTATCCACCAACTTCGATAATACTTCCGTCGGTTTTTTTTGAGTATAGTGTTCCGTCTGCTAAATTTACTGCAAGTTCTCCGACTGCAATTTGACCTGCAGTGGGAACCGCACTAGCAGTCTCACTTCTTTTAAGTTGCATAATTGTTGACATTAGTTAAGCAAAGTCCCCGAAGAATCATAAATTGCAACACGAGCGAGAGAATACCACTGTGTCGTTGATGATGCCATCAATTCAATTGAACCATTTGCTGCAACCTGAATTGCTGCGTTTGCTGCTAATGCGTCGATTGCGGCACCTGTTGCTGGATAGATTGAGAGAGTATTTGCTCCCTTGTTTACGATAACAATTCTACGTCCAGCGGTCGCGGTTGGGAGTTTAACTCCAGTAGATGCAGCAACTGTAGTAACTACGTTGTAATCAACTGTCAATGCAGTAGCAGCACCCTGATTGGCACCAGCAGCGGAAACTGCATTATTATTATCTACAATCGCACCATTCAGTGCTGGTGTCGTTAATGTTTTATTGGTTAGAGTCTGGGTTGCGGTAGTGCCAACAACTGGAATGTAGTTAGTTCCGTCTACTGTATATTCCCAAACATCGGTAGTTTCATTCCATTGAAGAGCAACGTTAGTGGAAGTACCACGTTCTACTTCGATACCAGCATTTTGTGAAGGAGTTCCTGCTTCATTACTATTTAAAGTAATAACATTATCAGCAAGATTGATTGTTTCGGTATTAACAGTAGTGGTGGTTCCAGAAACCGTGAGATCGCCAGCAACAGTTAGAGCATTATTAACAGTAGTTGTGCCAGTGGCCGCACCGATAGAAAGAGTAGTTGCCGCACCAGCAAAGTTTACTGTAGTCGCTGTAGTATTAACTAGTGCAAAGGTTGTGCTTGGGGTAGTTAATGATGTTGTAATTGCAGGACTGGTACCAAATACCAATGCGCCAGATCCAGTTTCATCGCTAATTACGCCAGCGAGTTCTGAAGAAGAAGTCGCAGCGAAAGCACTTAGTTTATCTGCAGTATAAGCAACTGTACCACCAGTACCAAACGCAACAGAAGAAGCATCAGTACCAGTGAGCGTTAGTGTATTACTTGCTGTTAGTGTTTTGCCATCGGCAACAGTTAACGTTGACCCAGTTGCAGGAGCGGTAAATGTTACTTTGTTAACTGTAGTAGCACTTGCCACACCAAGAGTTGGCGTTACAAACGTTGGACTTGTAGTAAACGCAACCGTATTACTACCACTTTCGTCAGTGAGAGCGGATGCAAGGTTTGCACTAGAAGGTGTTGCCAAGAATGCGGCGACATTAGTGCCAAGACCAGAAACACCAGTAGAAATTGGTAGACCTGTGCAACTCGTTAGTGTACCAGAACTTGGAGTTCCGAGAACTGGAGTTGTTAGTGTTGGACTTGTTAATGTTTTATTAGTTAAAGTCTGAGTTGCTGCTATAGATACAAGTTCGAATCCACCTGCAGTCGCACCATCATGAACAACTACTGTATCTTTTGTTGTATTGACGGTAACTTCACCCTCCGCACCTGTAAAGGTAGAGTGCTGAACGGTAGTCCCTCTTCTAAGTTGTAAAATCGTTGCCATCTTTATCTCCTAGTCCACCCTATTTAGGTAGTATATGTTCCACCATCAAGAATGGCACCATCTGCTATGTTTGCTAGAGTGGTTTTCAACAATTGATGACCACCAGCAGTGGCACCATCGTGCACTCTAATCGAATTGTTTGTAGTGTCTACGGTAATTTCAGCTACGGCACCAGTAAAGGTATTGTGTTGAGTAGAAGTACCTCTTCTCAGTTTGACTCTTGCTGCCATTATGCGATACTCCCGTAATCAACTGCATTATATGCTGCTACTTCATCGGTAATTAGTCCGTAGTCAAGATCGGTTATCTGATTGAGGCGAACAATTGCTGTTCCAGGAGTTGTGGTTGTGTCTACATCGAAGTCGCTGAATGCAGTATCAGAAAATGCAATTGTGCCTACCGAAGTAGTTCCAGCGCCACCATCAACTCCAACACCACCGATAGAAACAATAGTCCCATCAGTTTTCTTAGAAAATATCTTTTTATCAGTCAGATTGACTGCGAGTTCGCCAATTGCAAGTTGTCCTGAAGTAGGAACTGCACTAGCAGTCTCACTTCTTTTTATTTGTACTATTGTTGCTGCTG